CCCCGAAGGGTGGCGCTCCACAGGGTATTACACTACCAAGTCACCGTATCCAACACCAGCAGGTGTGAACACACACAATGCAGCACGCAACTCAGCGCGAACTGTGACAAGGTTTGACTGGACATTGGTATCGTCCTGCTCAAACATTTCAACAGTTGCACCTGAGCGCATGAACATTGTCATGCTGGATGGGTCAACAACATAGAACTTGCCTTGTGGCACATTGTTGTTTGGAACAACTTGCAAGCCCCAAATCAACGGAATCAAGCCACCTTGCAGGTAGTTCAATGCAGCGCCATCGCCAGCAATGTAACGGTCATCAGAAGCACCAGCTTTCAAACGCTCCATTGCACCCCAGTCGGCTGGGTTCAAGAACACAGCAGTTGGGTTGTAGTCGCGTCCGATCATGGCGTACTTGGCGGTGTGAACGCAGTGTGGCGGCCAGCAGAAGACAAACCAGCCAAGTTTGGCGCAGTGCCATTGCCTGACAAGATTTGTGACTCAAGACGCTGACGGATACCAAAGCGCAAGCGTGAATCAATGTATGATTCCAAAGCAGGCGCGTCATCAAGCACTTGGCGTGACAACTTCAACCAGTGTGCGATTGTGCGAACTGGGTCATTGACCAACTCAAACAACACATCTGATTGTGGCTTGGTTCCACCTTCGGCAACTTCAGCAGCATTGTTGGTGAAGCCAGCAGGTGATTCTTCGGCTGGGATTTCACGGGTGTATTCCATGCTGTTGGATGAAGTTGTGCCAGTTGGTACAAAGTCCAAAATGCTGTGCTGGCGGAATGGGCCAGGGACGATACCAGGCAGACGGTCATATGGCACAAGTACACGATCAGGGTCTTGCGGTGAACCGCTTTCGCCCAAGATGGTGTTCTTGACTTCAACACGCGCTGATTTGGTTTCGCCAGCCATGAAAGACTTGAACGCTTGGCTGTCAACAGCAGACTGGCCAACGCTCTTGCGTTGCTCGCCTGTGTTTGACATCTTGGCCAGTGAAGCAGTTTCAAAGTCTGCAAACTTGGCAGCCAACTCGTCTGATTTTTGAATCAGGCTTTTGTGTTCATCAGCCAATGACTTGACTTCATCACGCACTTCGTTGGCAGCAGATTTGCTTTCTTGCACCTGCCCTTCGTATTTCTCAATTGCTGAGTCCAAAGACTTTTCGACAGCAGCAATGAGTTCATCGGTTTTGATTTCGCTCATTTCAATTTCCTTTTTAGGATTTAAGTTTCAGCGTCTTATACAAACGCCAGTTCAAGGTTGCCGTGTCACCATCGCTGGTGTCGTCTTTAGTCTCAGAGTCACTCTGAGTCAAGGTCTTGATCTGCGACACAATGGCAGTCGCAGTTGACCGACTGAGTCCGCAAGCGTCACGCAGGCAGTTCTCAGCATCTTTGAGGCTTTCGCATTGCGCGATCACCTCACTGATTCCTTTCACTTCATCAATCTTCGCACCAAGGTCAGCAGGTTCTTCCACCACGCTGATCTCAATGAGTTCAATGTCTGTCAATGTCCTGATTCCGGTTTCAGGGTCATCTGTGTATTCTTTTGGAATGTAGCCAATTGACAAACCGTCAACAGCGCCAAACTTCAGGCTGGCATACACATCCTCTGCAATCGAATGGCCTGGGGTCAGCTGGCCTTCAACATATAGGCCTTTCTCATCCTCATACATTTTCATCCATTTTCCGATGACTGGCCCGAAGTGATTCCAGCGCATACGCACTGGGCGTTCACGGTTTTCAATGGTTTCAAGGTATGCACCCTTTGCCACTGTGTCACCATACGAATCAATGCCACCAAACACGCTGGCATATCCCCTGATCATGCGTTGGTCATCGTCAAACTCAAACTGTGACGCGTCCATTTTGAGTTGCTTGTATTCCATCATTCTTCCTCTGCCATTTCGATTCTGGCGTTTGGTGTCATAGTTCCTGCATCACGACCAGCCAAGGGCACGATTGCACCATTTGCGTACAAGATGTCACCACCTTCCATTGCTGGCAAATCCTCGTCCATTCTGGCTTCATTTGGCGTGATAATGCCAGCATTGATGCCAGCACGGTTCGATTCCATCCGTTCTTTCTTGTCTAGTCTCAACAGGTCATCAAAGTCATACATGATGCGCATGTTGACTTTCCGACCGTCTGGCAATAGGTTTTGGCGCATTGATTCCGCCAATGAGTTCACGCGGTTGCGCAATGAGCGCTTGTACCATCCGCGCATGATCTCTGAAATGCCAGAACCCCAAGCGGTAGTTCCTGCTGTGTCGTTGATCAATACACTGGGCACATCCATGAAACGCGCCACATCTTCCACTTGGAAGCGCCTTGAATCCAACAACTGAATGTCTGTCGGGTTCATGCTGATTGGCTGGAACTTCATTGATGCTTCAAGCACCATCAAAGTGTCTGTGCCACCTTCGGTCAAATCCTTGAACCGTTGACGCACCAACTGCCTTTGGTCGTCTTTGAGCGTGCCATCAATGGTCAGCACACCCGATGGCTTGCCTGCGTTCTTGAACACCTGCCCAATTCTGCGATCACCTGCAAGGCCAACTGACACCGCATTGCGCGCATAGGCCAAAGGCGCAAGGCCGACAACGCTATTGCCGAACATCTTCCAGTGCCAGATTGATTCGCTGGAATAGGTGACAACGCCACCGTCATGGTGGTAGTGATACACAATCGAGCCATCGGACAGCAGTTCAACTTCAACCTGTCCTGAGTTCAAGGCCATCAGTCCGACCAGCCTTTCACCCGAATATATCTTCAGCGCATACGCATTGCCAAACACAACATGGTTTAGCACAAAGGTTTCAAAGAACTCCACCCTGTTCTGGTATCGGTTCATCCTTTGTTTCAACAACGCTGACAGGTCAGTGTCATTGACAATGCCCCATTGCTCGCCATCCCATTCTTCAACCATCACGGGCAAGCTTGCGATTGTTTCAGCCCATAGTCTTGCCGATGCCCAAAACGCTGACAGCTGCATTGCAGTGTCGAATGTTACAGGCTCAAGCTGTTCACCTGTGCGCTCTGTTGGCTCTATGAACTGAACACCCTTCTGCCTGCTCAAACTTCTTGAGCCAAGCCCGAACCATGTCCAAGGTCTGAATAGTGATCTCATCTAGTAACTCGCAATTATTGGGTCATTTAAGAATGCATCGAGGTCAATCTCATCGGGTTCATCCGTTAGTTTTGCCATTGCACCAACCGCCATTGCCAGCGCCACCATGCCATCAATGCGCCCGCTTGACTTGTCTTTGGCAAGCTTTCTGTTTCCCGCTGGGTCAGATTGCACCACCGCATTGGCCGCGCACATCCTGAGAACTGGGTGCATACCGTGTGCCATTTTCTCGTTCAGCACGACAGACTCAAGTTCACGCAACGCAGGTGACATGTCCCTGAACCCTTGGCCAAAGTCAACAAAGCGCGCAAGCTGGTGTTCGCTCATGCCAGCCTTAACCAGCCAAGGTTGCAGGTGACGCATGCCCCACCTATCAAACGCAATGGCTTTGATCTCATGCTGTTGCATTACTTCATGCAGTCTGTGAGCCACCCATTCATACTCAATGGATTTGCCTGGTGTCAGCGTCAAGTGCCCCTGCTCTGCCCACACATCATAAGGCACTCGATCTTTCTGTGACTTTTCAACGATGCCATGTTCAGGCAACCAGAACTCACACTTGACGGAATAGTTTTCATCCACTAGCACAAGCGCGGTCAAGTCGTTGACGGTTGACAGATCAAGGCCACCAAACACAAGCCCCGACAACTCGCGGGTGCTACCGTTGGCATCCCACATCTTGCGCGACATAAACGGATTGCGCGCTTCAACCCTTTGGTTCAATATCAGATTTCTGAACCCTGCTTCAGCGCTTGGCAATCGCTTGGCTGTCTCTGCCATCGACATAACTTCTTCCGCATTTTGAAAGTCACCGTATGCTGGATTGGCCAGCTTGATGGTTTCTTCTGTGAACGGGTTTGAGTCATCGGGCGCGCTGTACATTGACAGCACCACCTTCTTGTCTGCTTCGGTCTTTGCATCGTCAATCAAGATTGACAACAAGTCCCCATCAGTCGGGGCCTGCGTTGAAATGATAATTGACAGCGGATTGTCATGCGCTGCCGATGCGGTTTCCAATGCGTCATACAATTCGGAGCGTGGCCCTTTGACCTGTCCCAGTTCATCATGCACCACAAAGACTGGTGACAGCCCGTACGCTGTTGACGCTTCAGCTGACAGGGCTTTGTACACCGTGCCCAACTCAGCACAATGCAGCTGTTTAGCCGAATCTTTGACCGTCACGAACTCCGAAAGTTGGTGACTCATCCGAACGATCTTGGCAGCCAATGAAAACAGAATGGCCGCCTGATCTCTTGACTGTGCCGCTGAGTACAGCTGGCTGTTCTTTCTGTGCATCGGGCCAACCAAGTGACTCAACAACAAGAAAGCACACAGGGCAGTTTTGCCATTCTTTCGGCCGAAGGTTACAATCGCCCGCCTTGTGCCAGCAGGGTTGTCATAGATTTTCCTGATCTCATCCTTCTGCCAGTCACGCAAAACAACTGGCTTGCCAACATCCTTGCCTTCAGGGATGCGACATTGCCCCTCAATAAAAGTGATAATCTGTGTGGACTTTAGATTTCCCACGGTCTTTTGACTTGATTGGGTTTTTTGCTTTTGCTGTCTCGCGTAGCCTGTGGAGTAATCCGCAAGCGCGTGGCCAAACTTGAAAGCGCACGACCCTCTCGCTCCTGCATTTTAAGCAGTCGATCATAGTCTTGAACATCGAACTCAACCTCAGACTCCATCCGTTTAATCAAATCCGCAACCCGTTTGGCAGTGATGGCATGGCGGCAATACTGCGCCAACACCTCAGCGGCTTCTGGCCTGAACCAGTCAGCAGGTAGCGCGTCCACCACTTTGACCCAAATCACGCTTTGCTCATCTGTCAAGGTGCTGGGTGGCTTTGGCCTGTCAAGGCCATTGATGGGCACGACAGACGCTTCAAGCGCGTTTTTTCTACCTCGTTCGCCCATTTTATTTCCCAAAAACCTTTTTTCTGCCCAAAATTAAAATGAA